GGGTTTGCCTGATGTGGGAACAGGGCCGTTATGGTTCGCTGTCTTGCTCGCAGAAAACTCATCAGTAATTCCTATAAGGCTCAGACTCAGCAGAACGGAGAAACTTCTTCCACGCCTTTGTCTGCTCTACCGCGTCGAGGGAATTTAGAGCGGGGTACGCTCTCATTAGACGTTGATAGTCTAACTGCGGAATAGTAAGCATACAGCGACCGAACGGGGCATCTTTGATAACACCCGCGTTCCGCCGCTGCTTTATGCCTTCGAGTACAGCCTTGCGTGTTGGCTGGTAGTTCTCCCGAACTATCGCGCCGTTCTCAAACCATACTCGCTGCTTAACGTCATCAAGCAACGACGGCTGTGGATGCGTCGATGTCTGCGACAACTCCAAAGGCCTCCCAGTTCAACACCTTCAACGTCCAGTCTGCACTCACCTGGCGGTTGTCAGCCGTACCAGTTCGCGCTATCGGCGCGGTCTGCCAGCCAGTCAGGAAAGACTGCATAGCCTGTGACGGTGTGATGACGTACAGATTGTCGTTGTCGGTGAAAGCCACTTGTTGCAACCGATTCGGCACCATCTTCACGGTGACTCCGAAATCGGTAATCATGACGTTTACGCTCATCAGTGCTTTGGCTGCCGAGTCGATACCTGCCGTATCACGTTCCAGCGTGGCGATCTGTGCCGAACTGGTGAACATGAACGTGGACAGGTTACGAATGACGATAGGCCGCGCCATCAACACAGTCGGGTCGCCGCCAAGCTCCCAGACCGATTGCAGTACGTCCTGAATCGTAGCCAGTGACAGCGCCCGAGTTGTGCCAGCGGTAGGAACAGCGACCAAGCCATCAGTCGCGGTATCCAACCACCCACCATCAGCACCAAGCGCACCGCGATTGGCCGACAGTGTTGCGTCACCGAAAATATCTGTCCCAACAATCCACGCTCCAAGTCCCGCACTCTTGCCGGGAACGAGAGCGCCATCGTCAGCAACGGACGCCTGCACAGACAACATGATTGCCTCGACATCGCGCCGTGCTTCGTTACCTCGCATCATCACCTGATAGGCAAGTGAATTAGCAAAGCCGATGGTCGAACTGTCTTGCGCTCGCGTCGAGACACGCAACGTCTTTTCACTGATCTGCGAGTGATTAGCAACTCGAATACCAGTGCTTGATGCGTCTGCTCCGGCGTCAGCGCCGTCAACAACCGCGTTGGTCAGGTCAGGTGCAGCCAATCGGTCCATAGTCCACTCGGCAAACGAGTTGTCGTGTGAACCCGAACCAATCATATCGGTGAAGGGCAACGGGATATCCGAAATATCGAATATCTGTTGCATAACGTCCTCGTTGATTAAACCACCAAGTACGACAGCAGCGAGGTCTGCGCCGTCAAGATTTGCTGCGCTCATTATTTAACTCCAAGCAGAGCGGCTACCTTGACTGCCTTGTCTTGCAAGGTTTCTGGTCCGGTTGCCGCTTTTGGCTTTTCGGCTCGTCGTAAAGGCTTCGCAGGCTTTCTAGAAGGGGCTTGTAATTTCGCGGTTTCCGTAACTTGTATGCCGTCAGCATCCAGTTTCTTCACCCTTAATTCGCGTTCGGCATTGTCGATCACATACTTACGCATCCTGTGGTCGTGCAAGTTCTCAATCTCGACCTGCATAAAACCATAGGGCGTAAGATGCGTGAGCAACGCCTCCTGCGTACTTCGCCACTTCTCCGGAGCTTTTAGGTCCGGTCGAACTGCCAGCAGCTTCGATCTCTCACCCTCGATGTAGCTCGCCTGTTCCTGCTGAACCTCAGCAATCACATCTTCGGTGAGAAATTGCGGAGGCACTTTCGCAAGCGCTCTCTGCAATATCTGACGCTGCATCATGACGCTATTCTCATGCGCCACTTTCTGCTCAGCAAACTCACTCTGAGCCGTTGTTAACCCCCGCAATTCTTTGCCCGCGTCCTTGAACTCCTCCAATGTGAGCGGTTCGCCCTCATCGACGGGGATCTTCAAACGCGAGAAAAGCTCGTCGGGCTTTATCCCGAGAGTTTCTGCGAGGCTGGTCGGGTTCAACTCCGGCTCTCCCGAGCCTTCGTCACCTTCTGGCTCAGATGGCGTCTGAGCATCGCTTGGAGCGGCCTCCCGGCCACTTGGAGAATCGTCTGACCTCCCGGTCAGTAAGGCAGTAACTTTGTCTACCGCCTCACCTTGATTCTGCGCTTCTGTCTCAGGCATTGTCAATCTTCCTCAATAGCTCACGGAGATCCTTCACCATATCCAGCTTCCACTTGATAGCGTTCCAGTCCTTCGGATCACTGTTCAGCCAATCGTTGTAGTACCTAGCCCTCAGATGATCCCACACCCGCTCCGTTTCCAGAATTGTTACTGCCAGCTTGATCTGCTGCTTGTTGGGCTTGGACAAGGGCATTTCCAACGATCTTGGCATCTTCTACCTCCGCTCCCAGTATTTCCTTGAAATAATCGAATATGATCTTTTGCAGGTCGATCTGGAAATCGTTTTGGCTGTTCATCGCGGCTGCCTGGGCCTCAGCAGTCACCGCGCCAATCTGAGCTTGGAACTGATCGGCTTCCTTCTGGCTGGCGGCCTGCTGTGCCTCCTGACTTTGTGGTGACTCCGGATCGAGCCAATATTTCTCTGCATTGTCGAGGTCCGTCGATTTCGACCAATCGAGGATCGCTCGGTGGATGCCGTTCAGGTTGACCATGATGTCCTGACCGCCCGCCTGCATAGCTGTCTGCATCAGTTGAATAGTCGTCATGAGGCTCGACGCCTTACGGTTACGCTCGGCAGGTGATAACCCGACCTTGACGTTGACTCGGCTACGCTGCGGCCATTGCGAAGGACTGACAGGAATCCACTGACCGCTCCGATTCAACATGATCTCATCAGGAAATTGTGTGCGCAGAGTCTCATGCAGAAGCAGGAAGGTGGAACGTATAAGAGTTTCCGCCAAGGTACGGGCTATCATAGCGGCCTGTTGCTCTCCCGGCGACATTTGGCGGTCTGCCGATTGAGCCGAAATATTACTCCTTACCAGTTGATCCTCTGGCATTTGATGTGAGAGCGCCGCTCCCGCTCTCTGATCTCGAACCTTGTCCATGTAATCTAACAATGACTGTGAACTCTGACCCGTATCGTTGGTAGGAAACGCCATAAGGTCGTCACCGGGCGGTCCATCGTTGCGGACAATCGCGTTCGGCCTACCCGCAAGGAGATCGTCGATATTGACGGTGTTCTCATTGACACCAGTACGAGCAGTATTGTTCGTGACCAGATTGTCGAGGTACTGCTGTAAAGTACGCGACTTGATATCTGTGACCTGTTGGAGTTTGTCATACACGCTCAGACCTGAATAACGATGCGGAACAAGCCAAGCAGTCCCGGTAGCGTAGGGAATGAAAGCAGCGGGGCTTTTGTCGAGAATCCTGTCGTTCGACCAATCAAACTTGGTCAGTTGAGCCTCACCATCGCCGGTAAGGTCAATGCGCATATAAGCCTCATACCACTCGATGACATCGGAATCGTGCGTCGGACGGCTCAGTTCTTGGCTGATGCCCTCTATATTGCTTGCGGTCGAGTCAACATCGGTGTCCTGGGTGAAAGCGGGAAGCTCGTTGACCTTCTTTTTGTTGAATCCCGCGCGCAGAAGCTCAGAACGGCTCGAAAACTTGCGTTCAGCAATGAAAAAGGCGTCCTGAATGAAAATGTTGTCGTGATTCGGGTCTACAAGAAAATGCGCCTGCTGGATTGCCTTGACGCGGGGGATTTTTGTAATTTTCGTGAATTTTAGGTTGGCCTTCTGGCCGTTGCGACTGGTGACTGTGGTGGTGATACCCGGCGGAATGGCTGCCAGCAACTCGGTCAGTTGATCGTCGGTAATCTCATCGAAATGCCGCCGCTCAACGTCAACCTGATCCTCTATCCAGACCTTGATCGTCGCGTTCCTGAGCAGCAGCGCGTCCTTGATGGCTTCGGCCAGCACCACCCAACCATTGTTTTGCTCTATCAGGACATTGCTAACGGCGTCGGACTCAGCAGTAGAGTTTTCCTCGTCACCCGGTCCGATGGGTTCAAACTCAACTGGGATGTCGCTACCGAAGATCGGCATGAGAGTCGCCATAAGCGCCTCGACCATATCTGAAACGTCCTCGGAAACGGCTTCTGAGCCGCCCTCGCGGGTATAACCCTCACGGTTCGTGGTGGCTGAGAAATCCTGATCTCGACCTCGGCGGCCAAGATAATACTTCCATGCTTGGCGTCTATTTTCTTCAAGGAAATCCTGTGCGAAATCCTTTGACTGGGTGATCTGATTGCCGACCATGCCCGCCAGGACTTCATCGGTATATGGTGGTTTACGTCCTACATCGGGCATCACACAACCCTCCGGTCCATGCGGTTGTAATCTAACGGCTTCTGTTTCTTGCGACCCATGACGGATCTTACCTCGCCTGCACCACAAAGCGCATATTGGAGAGCTTCACAAACATGGGAGTAGATGTTTTTTTCGGGTAATTCAGCATAACGCTCCTCGCCAACAATCTGCATCCGGCGAAACTTATACCCCCCGGCCATGCCTCGCCGGAGGTAGCGACAACGCGGATCAACAACAATCCCAGGATCGCCCGCCATTGTGAGGCGGGTAAGGTTACGGACCACAGCCTCCACACGCAGCCGAGGATCATTCGTCGGAGCAGGGCGGGCGTTGATGCTGGCGGCTTTGAGGATTTGAAACGGTGTACGCTTATCCACCTGACTGCGCTGTTCCCCCGCAGGGTCGCCGTATATCTCCACTTCATGATCTTTGTATTTGCTCCTCAGTATGCGGCCCAGCTCGTCGGCAAACTCGACCGCCGACATTTCAGTGGTTACCAACTCCTCGATGACCCGATACTGGCCGGTGACCGAGCGCTGAACAAAACAAGCGGCGGGGGTAAGCCCAAAGTCGATTCCGATGAGAAGCGGTAGCGACGGATCTTTGTGACAAGCCATCGCGTGTAGAGGGTCTTTCCATTGAGGGTAAACTGGCCGACCTTCAACGATGAACCCATACTCACCGTCAACGTAAACCTTGACCCACGCAGCGTCTTTGCCGTCTGCAATTCGGTCGTAATACCCAGGCACGAGATTTTCCGTATTTTCAGCATCCTCACCTCTCCCGCTCGGCTGCACATACTGAGTCCAACCATCGGGCCTCTTGATCTCGAAAGTTTCGTACCAGGCGCTCATATCGTCCGGCGAGTTGGTGTCCATAAGTATGCCGAACCAAGTCGGCCCGCCATCTCTCTGCGGCGGATAACGCCCTACCCGGGTGGTCAGCATTTCTATGATCGGCCATTCGATCTCTCTGGCCTCATTTACCCACGCCCACGTTAATTCCAAAGACAGCAACTTTGCAATGTCTCCGGGCCGGTCCAGGGCGGTAAATATGACCTCATGCTCAAATTCACCGTGTTTCATCTTCCATGTGAAATCTGAGTAGCGAAATTCGCCATATGGCCGCAACCAGTCCAACCAGGTGTTCAAAGTGGTCTGTCGGAGCTGTGGGAAGGTATTTCGGATCACAGCCGACCTGGTGTTGGTATTTGCCTCCTGCATCAGCTTAAAACACTCAATAGTGCAGCCAACGGACTTGCCAGAGCCAACCGGACCGCGCAAAGCCTTCACAAAGGAAAAATCATCCTGCTGAAAGCGGTCAATCGTCGCAGCAGGGCGATACTCAATGACAGGTTGGACTTGGGGCATATTTCGTGTGTGCGTTACATCTACAACTAAACGTTGATCTCGGTTTTTTGCCCGCCGTTTGGTCAGGCCGCGCTGTCGCTGTCCCTGGCCGGTGCTGGTTCGGCAGTCGGAAGGGCACTGACCTTGGAGTCGGGCGGGTGCTGCGCTGCTTGTAGTCGCGTATCACGCACGATCTGTAACACTGGAAGGGCTGACCCACGGTCATCACTGATAGCTGTCGCAAGCATATCTGGGCTGACCTTACGCAATAGCACTTCCGCCGCCCTTACTTGGGTATTCGTAAGTTTCAGCCCGTTAAGAATATGATCCGAAAGGGCTTTGACTATTTCAAGCGCTTTGATTGACGCCCTGATCTTGGTCTGGGATCTGGCGTTGATATCTCCCTGATGGGTCTTGGTCGCTGCCATAATTGAATTAACCTTTGAACGCGCTGATGTTCTGTTTGCAGTTTGGATCTTAGTCGATTCGATCCGTTCTTGCCGCTTGGATTAGACATGGTTGCTCCCGTTGACAGTTGGTTCAAAAAAGGTCACCGTTGCCGGGTCAGGCGGGACGGGTTGGCAGTAGGTCTTTGTCTTTATCTTAGAATATCTGCTGCGGGCTTGGGTGCATATTCGCTCACAAGAGTTCGCAAGAGAATCCACCTACCGGCAGTCCTGGCCGGTCAGCGCGTTGCTTCAAACTACCAAAAAAAAGGGCCGCGATCAAGCAGCCCGAAGGGTTGTTACGCGACAAGTTTCTTATTCAATCACTTCCCCCATTGCTTCGAGTTCCGCCCGCCCATCACCGCCTGATTCCGACCAGCCGCAATAGCAACGGGTCAGCCCGTTATGGTGGCCGCAGTCCCAGTCAGAACAGACCCACGCGCCGCAGTTGACACTAAGGTCAGCAGGTTCGCCACAGCGCTGACAAGGTTCAGTGCGGACGGTCATGAT